CTGAGACCAACCGGGCAACCAACCCGAGCATGGGTGTGAAGCGACCGAACCGCACCGGGGTCCGGCAGCGAGCAATCGACGGCGAGTTGAACAAGCTCGGCCTGTCGATGCGTTTCGCGATGGAACGCAACGGCATGTGGCTTCCACCCGCGCGCCAGGCCGGGGACAACGCCATCGACCCGGCCGTGTGGCTGCGGCTGGCCGTCAGTCCCCCTGCGGTCCCGGGGGAGATCGCCGTAGCTTGGCACATCAACGCCCGGCGCACGCACGGCACAGTCATGTGGGCGGGCAAGATCGGCGGGATCTGGCGGATCGGTATCGCCGACCACAAGCCGGGTGTCGACTGGATCTTGCCCCGGCTGGCGGACCTGAAAGCAAAGTACGCGCCCATCGCGTTTGCGGTCGACGCCCGAGGCGAGTCGCAGATCGACGAGCTGAAGAGCATCGGCATCCGCCTGCCGGAGAAAGACGACAAGGGCAAGGATCGTCCGAAGCGCGGGGACCTGATCGTCCCGGGGATCGACGGCATGGCGCAGGCGTTCGCGATGCTCGTCGACGCCGCAACGGCCGATATCCCCCAGCTCGGCCACCACAACGAGCCTCCTCTCAACTCGGCGACGGCCGTGCCTGCTCGGCCGCTCGGAGGAGGGTCGACGTTCGATCACAAGGTCGGTGTGGAGGTCGGCCCGGCCTGCGGCGCAGGGCTTGCGATGTGGGCGTACAAGGAACGGATCGAGAGCCTGAACAAAACATACGACCCGCTCGACTTCATCGCCTAGTCCGGTCTTCTGGTCGCTGCCTGGTACACTGCCGTCATGCGTATGGTCGGGGCGATCGCGGGTGGGTTGGGTCTATTGGCCCGGCTCATCCTCTGGTCGATTCGCCCGGTGTTGGTCGCCGTAGGGTGCGGTTTCGCGCTCTACGGCGTCTGGCTGTTCGATCCGCGCGTCTCGTACATCGCCGGTGGCCTGGCGGCTGCCGGGCTGTTCTGGCCACGACCGAAGGGGGCTAGGTGAAGATCCCGTTCGTTGGCCGGAGTAAGCCGACAGCGGAGAAGCGCGAGTACATCGGTCAGTGGCCGACCTCCCCGCTCTCGGCACTCAGTTTCACGATGGGGCGCTCCTACCAGGAAGTAGACCCGATCTCGGGGGAGAACAGCCTCCAGTCGGTCGCTTTCCGGGCAGCTGTGGACCTCATGTCCAGCCTGGTGTCCGAGATGCACTTCGATGTGTACTCCGGCGAGGGCATCCAGCGCAGGAAGCGGACGACCCCGGGTTACCTGCTCGATCCGGCTGGAGATGGGCACGGCGTCGAGGACTGGGCGTACATGCTCTGCCAGTCGTGGTTTCTGCGAGGCAATGCCTTCGGGAACATCCTCGACCAGGGGCCGACCGGGATGCTGCGTCAGGTCGATCTCTTCCACCCCGATCGGGTGTCGGTTCACCTCGAGGACGGGTCCCCGAAGTGGATGGTCCAGGGATCTGAGGTCCCGACACAGCGGATGTTCCACCGGCGGGCATTCCCAGTCGCCGGGTGTCTGCTAGGAAACTCGCCGGTCGCGATGCACGCCGACACGCTCGGCCTCACGATAGCGGCGACTCGGTTCGGTCGAGGCTGGTTCTCGGACGGCGGGCACCCCGGCGGTATTCTGTCGAACTCCGAAGCGGACATGAGCGACAGCCGGGTGGTTCAGACGGCCAAGGACCGCTTCATGGCGGCCCTGTTCGGCACCCGGGAGCCGGTGGTCCTCGGGCGCGGCTGGAAGTTCGACCAGATCCAGATCAGCCCGGAGGAATCGCAGTTCCTGGAGACGCAGGGCTTCTCCGAGGCGCAAAGTGCCCGAATCATGGGCGCGGGGGTCGCGGAGGTCCTGGGTTACGCCAGCGGCGGCTCGATGACCTACGCCAACGTCGTTGACCGGGACCTCGCCCTCCTGAAGTACGCGGCTGACCGCTGGTTGAAGCGAGTGGAGCGGATCTACTCCGCATTCCTGCCTCGACCGCAGTACGCCCTGTTTGACCGGGATTCGTTCCTCGACACGAACATCGTCCAGAAATGGGCGGTCAACAAAATCAAGCTGGACTCGGGCGCGTACGTCATCAACGAGATCCGGGCCAAGGGCAACGATCAGCCGGTTGAGTGGGGCGACGAGCCGATGTCGCTCACCCTCGGGGCGCAGAAGGCAGCGGCCGAACCTCCGGCCGATCCGAACACCGACCCGGGCGGCAACCCCCCGGCAGGAGGAGAGTAATGCGAATCAAAGGCCTCCCAATCATCCGGTCGGGCATGGCGATTCCGCTGCGGGCCGAGGGCGACTCGGCTCCGGCTGAGGGCGACCTCGGGCGTCTGTTCGTCCGTTTCTCGCCCTTTGACACGCCGTACGAGATCAACTCGATGTGGGAAGGGCGCTTCATCGAGCGGACCAAGCCCGGCGCGTTCAAAAAGACGATCGCCGAGTCGAAGCGCAGCGATGGGACGTTCAGCACCAAGGTCCTGTTCAACCACGGCTCGGACTTCAACATCGGCGACAAGCCGCTGGCCGTGCCCGACCGGATGGCCGAGGTGAACGAGGACGGGTACCACGGACCCGAGCTGGAGGGCAACCTGCTCGACACCAGCTACAACCGGGACATCCGGTCGATGCTGGAGGCTCGGGCGCTCGGCTCCTCGTTCATGTTCGAGGTCATCCGGGAGGAATGGAACAACGAGCCCGAGCCGAGCGACTCCAACCCGGAGGGTCTGCCGGAGCGGAACATCCAGGAAGTGCGCTTGTTCGAGGCCGGGCCGGTCACCTGGCCCGCGTCTCCGACTGCAAGCGCCGGACTCAGGTCGCGCTGCGGCACCGACGCCTGGATGGAGCAGCTTGCCTCCAGGCAGCAGACACGCTACACGGATCTGGTACGATCCTACGAGGCGAGCCGGGCTCTGTACCGGACCGCTGAATTCAAGCCGGGCACCCCGACACCCGCCGACACCAGCTCGGCGCGCCGTCAGGTCGACGAGGCGAGCATCAGGCGCGAGAGCATCCTCCGCGCACACCGACTCGAACTGATGAGGGCAGGCTACTGATGGACGAACTGGAGAAGCTGAGGGCGCGGCAGCGTGAGCTGCTCGACCTCATGGAGGCCACGAACAAGGACATCGCGGACGAGACGCGTTCCGCCGAGGTCCGCACGGCCGACTCGGCGACGTTCGACACGTACGAGACCGAGTTCCAGGCCAACGAGCAGCGCATCGGCCAGCTGAACAAGAGCATCGAGGAGCGTCAGGCTCGCGAGGCTCGCGTGGCGGCGGCTCGGAACCACTACGGCTCGGTCGACATCAAGCCGGGCAAGGACGAGGGCATGGATGCCTTCAACGTCGACTACCGGCAGATGGGCGACGAGGACACCCGCGAGGTGTGGGCGAGCCGGGCGCAGAGGCTGCTCGACAACAAGAAGGTGCAGCGCCACCTCACCCCGAACCAGCGGCAGCGAATCGACACCGTGATCCGCCGTTCGGACGGCGACACCGACGGCGAGTTGGTCGCTGCCTTCCTGGTGGCCACCTCCAACCCGCACTACCGGTCGGCGTTCCAGAAGGCCGCGTCCGGCCTCAGCCCGGTTTTCTCCCCCGAGGAAGCCCGCGCCGTCCGCGACGTGAACCAGCTGAAGCGCGCGATGAGCATCGGTACGCCGTCGGCCGGTGGTTACGCGGTTCCGGTCGTCATCGACCCCACGATCATTCTCACAGCGCAAGGGTCGGACAACCCGATCCTCTCCCGCGCCAGGGTCGAGACGATCACCAACGATACGTGGAAGGGCCTCAGCTCGGCCGGTGTCTCCTGGAAGTTCGGCGCTGAGGCGTCGGCTTCGACGGACAACAGCCCGACGCTCGCGCAGCCGACCGTCGACACGGCCCGCGCCGACGGCTTCATCCCGTTCTCGATCGAGGTCGGGATGGACTGGCCCGGTTTCGCGGAGCGCATGAGCGAGCTGCTGGGTTCCGGGTACGACGAGCTGCTCGCCGACAAGCTCACCACGGGCACCGGTGCCGACACGCCGCAGGGCATCGTGCAGGTGCTGGCTTCCCAGACCAGCCCGGTCGTGAAGACGGCGACGGCCACCGCTTCGGTGATCGCTCCCGCCGACATCTACTCGCTGTGGGCGCGGCTTCCCCAGCGGCACCGCAGGCGCGGGACGACGGCCTTCATGTCCGACACGACCGTCCAGAACGCGGTCCGGCAGCTGGGCACGCTCGACCCGAACTTCACGGTCAACTTGACCGAGGAGGGCATCGGCGCGCTGTTCGGTCGGGCGTACGACCAGAACGACTACATGGACGACATGACGACCGGCACCACGGCCGCCAACCTCGCCATCGTCGGCAACTGGCAGGGCTTCCTCGTCGCGCAGCGCGCCGGAATGAACATCGAGTTCGTTCCGATGCTCTTCGACGTGACGAACAACCGGCCGACCGGCCAGCGCGGTTGGTACGCCTGGGCGCGCGTCGGCTCGGGCGTCGTGGACCCGACCGCGTTCCAGATGCTGATCAACAAGACCAGCTGATCCGAATCAAGCACCCGTCGCCCTCGATTTCCGGCCTCGTCCCCGGAGATCGGGGGCGGCGGGCTATACTGGCTATTGGACGAGAGAGGAGGCCCAACCATGGGCTTTGCTTACAGCACCATCACCGGCACCGTGAACTGGACGGGTGGAAACACCATCCTGCGCATCGGGACCAAGATCGACACCGAGCACCCGCTCTACAAGGAGCGC